ACGCTTGACCGTCATACCCGCGACTGCGACAACCCCCGCAGTGATGGAAAGCGACGCTGCATACCGCAACCGCATGATGCTGTCGATTGAAGGGTTGGCAAAAGGTGGCAGCACCGGCTGGTACATTTTCCACGCTTTGTCAGCGTCAGGTCTGGTGAAAGACATCACCGCCGTCAGCCCTGCGCCCTATCACATGACCCTCACCGTGCTATCCCACGACGGGGATGGCACTGCATCACCCGAATTGCTGGAAACAGTACGTCACGCCGTGACAGGGTATTACGCATTCCCGCAAGGCGATCTGGTAACGGTTCGCAGTGCGGAAATCGTGCGCTACGCACTCAACGCAACCGTGCAACTGTATCGTGGCGCTTCATCCACGCCAGTCATGACAGCGATTACCGCCGCGCTTAAAAAATACCGCGAACAGTCCGAGCGCATCGGGCATATCGTTGACGAAGACGGGCTACTGGCGGCATTGCGCCAACCCACAGTTTACCGCGCACTGATTCAATCGCCTGTGTTGCCGTTGGCACTCGCTGCCCACCAAGCCGCGTATTGCGAAACGGTCAACGTCACGGAGGTGTACGCATGAGCCACTGTGACCACAGCCTGATTCCTAACGCCACGCCGTTTGAGCGCGAGCTGGAAAGCCACGCTGCGCAAAAATACTGTCGCGTAAATGCCGACATCATCCGCGATTTGCACGACCCGATGAAATGCCCGTTGGAATTTCTGCCGTGGTTGGCTTACGCCTTGTCAGTCGACCTTTGGAATGACCGCTGGCCCGAAGCCATAAAACGCGCTGTATGCGCAAACGCGCTGGAAATGCACCGCCACAAAGGGACTCACGGCGGCGTAATGGACGCGCTGGCTGCATTGGGTGTCCGCCCTGAAATCGTCTACTGGCACGAAATGCAACCGCCGGGCGAACCCGGCACGATGGACGTTACCTTGTGGATTAATACTATCCTCAACCCTGCTGCTGACATGATCATCGGGGCGGAGGCAGTGCGCGATATTTTGGAGCAACTCAATCGCAGCAAACGCGCCAGTATCCACTATACCTTCCGATTGGCAGTTGAAACGGAAAGCAACGGTGTTGGTATGGGCTTGTCCGCCCAGATGACTACCCATCAGCACATTGACGCGCCGCACACCGCGATGGACACCGCCACCCAGCCCACGGCAATCGGTATCGGCTTATCCGCGCAGATGACAACCCGTCAACACGTCGATGCAGCGCACACCGCGATGGACACCGCCACCCAGCCCACGGCAATCGGTATCGGCTTATCCGCGCAGATGACAACCCGTCAACACGTCGATGCAGCGCACATCGCGATGGACACCAACACCGCCCCACTATCCCTTGTCATTGCGTGCAGCGCACACATGACAACCCGACTCAGGATTGATGCCAGCGTATGAGTATTAAAATCACCCCACTACCGATTGATAATGCGTTAGAACGTGCAATGGGGCTAACCCCCGGCGTGTCGATCACCGCGAAATACCTGCACGTCGGCAACGGTCTACAAGCTATCCAGTTAGACGATGCAGGCAGGGCTATTACCCGCAACCTCAAAAACGAGGTGGGTTTTATCGAAATCCTGTTTGCCAAAAAGGTCAACCCCTATCAGTGGCAAATGGTCGTTGACATAAAAAATGCGCACAACGGCACAGACTTTAACTTCTCCGAGTTTACAGTATGCGATGACCAGCACCGCCCGATTGCGATTTACGGCAATGCCACGCAAGCGATCTATGCGGTAACGGAATTGCTGGACAATGCCCTTATAGCCATTAACTTGGTGCTGGCAGCGTTCCCCGCCAACAGCATTGTGATTGAGCATCACAATTTACCGCTGAATATGTTTTTTGACCGTGAGTTCAAAGAAATCCACCTCGCAGTCACGGGCAATACGACCGACATCCTGCGCCTCGACGACGAACTCAAGCGCAAAGCCAACGCCACTGACTTTGGGGCGGTGGGCGCGTTTGGCGCACTCACCCAACAATTGCAGGCGCAAGCGGATAGCCAAGCGGGTGTCTACGCCGTGCGTCAGTACACCTATCACGGCAACGATTCAGCGAGTGGACGTACCGCGTTTGACCGCAACTACAACCCCGGCGGCAGCCACGACCACGCCAACTATGACCGAATGAGCGGCAATGCGGAGGTCACGGTGCTGACCCCAACGGGGCAGATTTTACCGCTACGCCACTCCGATTACCTGCACCAGCAAGCCGTTCAGGGCGCGTTTCTGGCGGTGGAAGATGTGCCGTTACCGCCCGTGCCTGCCAGTGTTACCAACGCAGGCGATGTGGCAGCACAAACCGCCGCCATGCGCGAGGTCTACAGCCGCTACCAAATGGGGCAATTCCCCGTAGGTTTTAAGTTCATGTTCGTCGGCATTGAGGTCTGGACAGAACCGTTTACGGGCAATGCCACCGAAACTTTCAACAGTTTCCGCCACCAACAACGTATTACCGATTCAGTGGAGCAATACCGCCTTGCCAAGTGGTATTTTGAAACGGGCGCGAAAGACTTGGGCGAGAACCTGCCGATTAATCAAGTGTACGTGGCGGGGCTGAAAGAATCCGGCGAACCGATTCTCGGAATCCTCAAAGGGCGTTACATTTGCCGCGATTTGTCAGCACTGGGCGATTTACGCCCGTGGCTGGATACCGTGGATGACCCCGTGATGGACGAATTACGCGGCATTACCGCCGAGCGTTTCAGCGTCCGTGAATCCGCCGATGCACCGGGCAAACTTGATGAAATCCTCGCCCAAGTGCCGGGGTTGGATGGTGCTGGCGCGTATCTAGAAGAGTGGCATAACCGCTATGGCACACTGATGAATATCAGCGAGTTTGGCAGCAATGCCGCGCAGAATGCTGCGTACTACCACCGTTTCGGCGGGATGCGTAACGCGGATGCCAGTAATCGCAGCCAATACAAAGCGGGCTTCAACACGCCAACATTTTTCAAAGCGTTGAATGCCCGTGCAGAAGTGTTACCGCATTTGTACGGTGCGCAAGTCGCAAAAACATCGACGATCATCCCGTATGAACTAATTCTGTATCACCCCGCGATGGCGTGGAATCCGCTACAACTGACGGTCAACGCCACCGCCACGGGCAGCGGTACGCAAGCTGACCCCTACAACGGCATCAGCCGCAACGCCGCGTGGTATCACACGCCCGACCAGTTTTACAGCGGCAACGCCAGCACCGACATTGCCAGCACGGGCAATGGTGCGGTGTGGGTGCGCGGAGCGAACAACGTGGCGCACCCGTGCCGTGCTTCCGGCATTTACGTCAACCTGCCACCGATTGCGGGTATCGGCACAATCCGCCAGCGTTACCCGATTTACAAATTGCCGCAAGATGGCAGCTATGCCGCTGCACTCTCCCGTGCTTACCACACGCGTCATCTGCGCATGACTGACACCCTATCTGCACAGATCACCGGTCTGATGCACTCGCAAATCACCAACCAAGGAGTGAGCTAATGCCGACACCCGAAGACTTGTTTGCCCAAAGCATTGAGGCAAACCGCCAGCTAAAAGACACCGTGCTGCAAAAATCCACCGAAGGCGCAGCGCGGGAAACGCGCATGGAACAACTGAACACCACCCGCCTCGACCAAATGCAAAGCACACTCAATCAAGAGAGTCAGAGCCGCACCGCTCAACTTAACACCGCAATCGCACGAAGCGCAGCATCTAATGTGCTGACTGACTATCTGATGAAACTGACGGATGCGCCGATTACTCTCGCACCGCGATTTACCGATGCGGCGAAAGCCGCAACGTTCAATTTTACGAGTGCTGAAGATTACGCCCCGGCAGGTAGTTTTGTTGACCTAGCCACAACATTACCCGGAGCCAGCAACTGGGGAAGCGCACCGTCATTACCTGTTGGACTTAATAAAATGAGCGTATTAATGAGTGCTGATGTGGGCGACGACACATGGACGGGAATCGGAAAAAAGTCAGCTCGTGTCGCTATTTTGTTTAATTATCACACTGCTCATCACCTCTGGATGACAACAGGCAGTCCGACTCCTGACTATGCTCAGCCACGATTATTACAACCCGAAATGGGCAATCTTTTATTAGCGGGGCAACGCTACTCAGGCATTGGAACTTATGACGACTTTTTCTGCCTTTGTCATAACGTAAACAGTTTGACTTCTGTTGGTACATCGCACATCCGCATCATCAATCTCGGCACTGAGCCGCTGCATCTCAAATCATTCATCATTCAGCGTTACGCGGGGGTATAAATCATGCAATTGCTAAACAAAACAACGGGTATCGTCGAATTCTACGGGCGTATTGAGGATTTTCGAGGGGTTGAGGCATATAAAAATCCCGACAGCAATCACGAGTTTGAGGTGGTTTTGACCGATGCGGATAAAAAACGCGGGGTGCAAAACGCTATCGCGGCGAAATTCGGCGGCGGCGATCACGCCCGCTCGTCGATGTCGCTCGTCGGCAAAACCGCCAACGCGCTCAGTGCCGCGCTGAATATCCACATGCAATTTTACCAGCGGTTAGCCGCTGCGCAATCGCTGGCGGACGTGCGGGCAGCGGTCGAGCCTGCCCTGCCGTTGATGCAGCGCGTGGGCGCGATGCTGGCAGCGGGTGAATTGCGCTCTGTGCAACACGCGCAAGGAGTCAGCGACGAAGACGCGGTGATCGAAGGGCTGCTAGCGATGACGCAAGCAGCAGCGGTGATTGAAGCGCAAGCGCAGGAGAAAAACGATGCCAACTGATTATTTCCACGGCTCGCGTACCTTCGAGTACAGCGAAGGCCCCCGCTACATCCGCACAATGGAAACCGCTGTGGTCGGTGCTATCGTGGTAGCGGATGATGCCGACAATACCGTATTCCCCTTGGGTGACGTTGCCGGGTTTGCGGGTTACGACCCCGAACTGATCGGCAAAGCAGGCGACACCGGTACGCTGGCGCACACGCTGGATGCCATCTACGACC